TTCTGTAGCCGTATATCCTAAAAAGGTTGTCATGTGGGATAATGTAAAGAAAAGTGTAGAGGAGGGTGATACACGGAATATGGGATTATTGTCTTCGAGCTTGGTTGTAAATATAGGTGCGTCTAAAAGAAGTGTTGTAGATGGATTTGTTGAAGTATTAGATGGTCCTACCGGTTTTATGGTTATCACCCGTGATGCTATGGAACGTATGTGTGAACACTATAAACCAACACTTCAGTGTAAGAATGACCACCAAAACCGTGATTTTGATGAATATTGCGCTATATTTGATTGTATGATTGACCCTGATAGCAAACGGTATTTGTCTGAAGATTACGCCTTTTGCAGGCGTTGGCAGCAGATGGGTGGTAAAATATTTGCCGATGTCAACACAACATTAGGTCATGTGGGTAATCTACCTTTCGTAGGTTGCTTAAATGAAAGGCTTAAGGTTTAGATCAGTACTACTGTTATGAAGTTGTCGACCATTGTTGTTACTCGATCAAACGCGTGTCATGTTAAATCTCTACACACTATTCTTCGTATGAATATACGATGCGTACAAAATAACGTCGCAAATCAAATTGTATTTGTAAAAGATGACCCATTTGAAAAGGCTGAAGTTATACATAAAAATCTAAAAACTTCCGATCGATTATTGTTTATTGATTTTGGAAAATCCTTGGATGATAATTCATTAGATATGGTATTGAAACCTAACGACACATACGGTGTTGTCGTCTTTCCAGGTGTAAAGGAAGGTATCGATTGGGATATGTTCAAGAAGAAGACATTGGAAAAATCGCAAGAACCTGTTCATCAGATGGGTCTTCACTTCGATACTGAAGTTGATATGAAAATTGCTGATGATGTATACAGGGTTATAAATACGTCGTCAGGTACATGGTGTCTAATGTGTAAACAAATTATCAAAAAGATTCGAGATAATCGAACCGGAACAACGAAAATTCAACCTAAGATGGATGTGATGTTTTCAAGATTTAAGGAATACGGAGTGAAGATTGTGGCGTTCACAGCTGCTCAAGTTACATCGACTTACACCCACGAGTGTTTCGGTAACATAGTAAATTCTGCCGGAGTTAAAGCTAATTAAAGATTAACCCTAAAACATTAGATATAATGCAACGTCTATATGTAAAGAAAAATGACCCTCTTTACACATACGCGATTTCGTTCATGGAAAGGCATTGGGGTGTGAAGGGTTTTTTCCCGGGAAGTCAACCCGTGTCAATTGAATTTAAACATTTCAATACTTTGGCTTCTAACCAATACGTTGTCTGTGAGAAAACAGATGGCCTCAGATTTATGTTACTGGCTTTCATGTATGAAGGTAGAAAGGTTTGTGTGTTGGTCAATCGCGCCATGGAAATGTTCGGGTGCCCTCTAAATTTCAGAAAACCTATTTATGACGGTACGATCTTAGAAGGGGAATTGTACGAAAATATGTTTATGGTGTATGATTGTTTAGTCTCAAAAGGGGAAAATATTGGAAAAATGGATTTTCTGCAGCGATTGGAACGCATCGAACATATCAAAAAAATGTTAACTGTTTTGAAAAATGACCCCATAAAATTTGCTATAAAAAAATTTCACGCACTCCCTGATTTTGGAGAGTTTATGAATACGTATTTACCCACGGTCACACAAAAAATTGATGGACTCGTGTTTACACCTGTGAATGACCCTGTAAAGATTGGAACGCATGAGACTATGTTTAAATGGAAGCCTCGAGATAAAAATACCATCGATTTCCAATTTAAACGTAAGGGGGATTTATGGAGATTGTACGTACAAGAAAAGGGAAAACTTATTTTTGAATCAGAGATTCGCGATGAATGGGTCGCTGATATACCTTGGATCGAAGAAGATGCTATAATTGAGTGTCAATATATGTTTAACGACTCTCCCATGTGGTGGAAACCTATACTAAGACGCCATGATAAAACTTTTCCTAATGGTCGCAGAACGTTTTACCGCACGTTAGTTAATATTAAGGAAGATATCAAGATGGAGGATTTTTTGCGATGTACATAAGCACGTGATGAGAATCTGTTGAAGGGAGTTCCATTTTAGTAATAGTATCATCATCTTGTTGATACCAGTCTTTTAATTTAACCATAGATACGTAATGTCCACCTCTTTGATTTCCATAGTGTAATATGCTTGCACATAATTCATAGTTATCAAAATCGTTTACGTTTACATTTACTTTTTTATCGAACGACACGAACAATACCTTCGGATATTCTGATATATACGTTTTCGTAGTTGCAACATTATGTTTTATTCCATCGTCATCTTCGTAGTCATCGAGCGTATGCCATTTTTCCGAAGATGTTACCATTTCTCCTACAGTAGGTTTATCCCCATTCAAAATCAAAAAACTAAACGGTTCTACCATAGTTTTTGTACTTGATGGACATATGGTTAACTGTGTTCGTTTTCCATATACCAAAGATTTCAATCGTGGATATGATTTCTCTAATATATCTATTACACAGAATAAAGCATCTTGTGCGTCGTGTGGGTATAGGGATTTAAATCTCGGAAATACTTTTTGAAAAGATTCAAGTAAAGGTTCTATATTTATTTTTAAAAAATTTTCATTTTGAAAATAAATTTTTATGAGTTCTTTATATTTAATCGTAAACTCACAATCACCCGTGTAATCCGTTTTTAGAATATGGGAAGATAGTTCATGAATACGTAACAGTAACTGTATAGCACTGTTAAAGTAACATGTGTTTCCGTTATTGTAGAAGCCATGCATTTATGTTATATGATTATATAACTTTAATTAGAGATTTGAGTAGCATACAATGTATAAATGTCTCAAGCAATTGGTATCGATTTAGGAACAACGTACTCGTGTGTAGGTGTATGGCAAAGTGACCGCGTGGAAATTATAGCGAACGATCAGGGTAATAGAACGACCCCTTCTTATGTAGCGTTTACCGACGGAGAACGTCTGATAGGTGACGCTGCAAAAAATCAAACCGCGATGAATCCCGTTAACACGGTGTTTGACGCGAAGCGTCTCATAGGTCGTAAGTTTTCTGATTCTAAGGTTCAGCAAGATATTAAGGATTGGTCGTTTAAAGTTGTATCGGGTGAAGCTGATAAACCTACGATCGAGGTTGATTTTAAGGGTGAAAAAAAGCGTTTCGAACCCGAAGAAATCTCTTCTATGGTTTTACTCAAAATGAAAGAGGTTGCCGAGATGTATATGGGAACTACTGTTAAGGATGCAGTCGTAACCGTTCCTGCGTATTTTAATGATTCCCAGCGTCAAGCTACCAAAGATGCTATGACGATCGCTGGTCTAAACTGTCTCCGTATTATTAATGAACCTACCGCAGCTGCTATTGCTTACGGTCTTGATAAGAATAAGACAGATGATACAAATGTTCTCATTTTTGACCTTGGAGGTGGCACGTTCGACGTTTCTGTCCTTAATATAGAAGATGGTATTTTCGAGGTCAAGGCTACGGCCGGAGATACACATCTAGGTGGAGAGGATTTTGATGCGAGACTTCTTCGTCACTTTTTGGAAGAGTTTAAGCGAAAGCATAAGAAGGACGTATCTACTAGCCCAAAAGCCCTTCGACGTCTCCGTACTGCATGTGAGCGTGCGAAACGTACTCTTTCTTCTACGGCACAGACAGCGATTGAAATAGATTCTCTATTTGAAGGTATTGATTTTTACACTACAATCACGCGAGCTCGCTTTGAAGAACTAAACTCGGATCTTTTCCGAAAGTGTATGCAACCCGTGGAGCAGGTTCTTCGGGATTCGAAAATAGATAAATCAAAGATTGACGAGATAGTACTCGTGGGTGGGTCCACACGTATCCCCAAAATTCAACAGATGCTTTCTGACTTTTTTAACGGTCGAGAGTTGAATAAATCTATCAATCCGGATGAGGCTGTAGCGTACGGTGCGGCTGTACAAGCGGCTATCCTGTCAGGTGTCGATAATAGTAATGTTCAGGATCTTTTGCTCTTGGACGTTACACCCGTTTCACTTGGTCTAGAAACTGCGGGCGGTGTCATGACTAAAATTGTCGATAGAAACACTACTATCCCTACCAAAAAGGAGCAGATATTTTCTACTTATTCGGATAACCAACCATCTGTCAGCATTCAGGTGTATGAAGGTGAACGGGCTCGCGCCCAGGATAATCATTTACTCGGTAAGTTTGACTTGGGTGGTATCCCCTCGGCACCTCGTGGAGTTCCCCAGATTAACGTAGCGTTTGACATCGACGCGAATGGAATTCTAAACGTTACCGCAGAGGATAAAGCGTCTGGTAAGACTGAGAAAATCGTCATCACCAATGATAAAGGTCGCCTTTCAAAGGATGATATTGAACGTATGGTAAATGATGCTGAAAAGTATAAGGATGAAGATGAGAAGTATAGACAAAAGGTTGAAGCTATTAATAATTTTGAAGCCAGTGTCTTCGGTGTTAAGAGTATGACTGATAAACTCAGTGATGATAATAAAGCGCTCGTAGAAGAAAAGGTAAACGAAGCTATAGCTTGGATAGATAATAATCGTTCCGCGGAACTTGACGAGATTGCGCATCAACAAAAGGAATTCAGGGAGGCGGTTGATCCCATTTTAGCTGCGGGAGGATCTGAAAAGGAGGAGCAACCGGTGGGTCCCAATATAGAAGAAGTTGATTAATGAACCTAAGTAGCTTAGAGATTTAGAACATTTTAATATTGATACTATGAACGTTCATAAACTTTGTGACGATATTTATCCCGAGTTTGAAAAGATCCGTGACGACGATCACATTGAAGTCGAGATACGATTAGGAAAGTTCAATGGAACCTTTTTTGACACTAACTTGGGTAGAGATACTCACGTTAAACTACTAAAAGGATTTCAAAAATATGACGGATGGGAACAGGTTATTCAAACCCACGAAGAAGTCTTTTACAGGGAACGTGATAATATGCGAATTACAGTAGACGAGAATACCGGAGATGAAACTATCATCCGAAAGGAGCGCGTGTTTAAGAAGGATTTTAAGGCTATTGATTCAGCTCCGTATGATCTGCGTGTAAGTGTGGCAAAGGAGGTCCCGGTTACCGAAGAAATCGAACGTGAAATGGACAAGAAAAGAAATAAAGCGAGACTGTCGTACGTTCGTAAAAATCTATCCATCGATATAACCACATGTACCGGCGACATCACCGACATGGACGCCGAGGATATATGTACGTATCAGGTGGAATTTGAAATTGTAGACTCAAAACAGGTACAAACTAAGGACGACTTGTTTAAGATTCTGTATAAGATCAGGGATGTATTTAATTTGTTGACTAGTAATAGATGTTAATCGTTATATTGGCAATATTAATATTTCTGTCATTTACTACGTGGAACACATACAGCCAAGAGGTGAGTGTGTTGCGATATAAATCACAGTATTTTCATGTGTCTGGGGGGCAGTCTAAGCGTATGTTTGACATAATGAGTAAAGATCCGAAGATAACACTCGACAGTATCAAAAACTTCGTAATGTTAGAAGATCGTTTGCTTAAACTGGAAAAAACATCCGTGTGTACGGGTGTATCCCACGAACACGAGGCGTTCACTTTATCTGATACGATAAAGGATATGTTTTTAGCGTACGATTTTTCGTACCATACCATACATCTCAAACAGGTTGCGGAGCCCAACAAACTCATAAATAGAAGTATAACATGTTAATTAAGTAAAGTAATGAACGTCTATGAATACCCATCGTCATATATCTAACGTTATCGTAGATATACATTATTAGCCCCGTGTCATCTGTTTGTGGATTCATTTTAATCCATTTTTCTGCATCTTCAGATTCAACAAAATCTTCGGTACATATATACTTCATTTCTAAACGTCCCATACCCAAAGATCGTTCATCTCTTTCTTCGCGTATATAGTCACAAATAACGTTAATCATAAGTTCGCATATATTTTCTTTTATATTTGGTATCCATGTAGACGGACCTTCGTCCACATGGAATCCTTTTCGGTGTGTTTTGGTATGATCTAAGAGTAGTTCTCTTGGATCATCCATTTATATATACTAAGCTCTATCTTTTAAAGCTGTTCAACTACCGTACCCTTGGGGAATCGTGTCTTCTTGTTTTTGTTATTGTTCTTATTTTTGGGCGAAGCGACATTCATACCCTTTTCTAAATTCTTAGCGAAATTGTTGTTCAACGCGTTAAGTTTATTATCCAATTTCCTCATTCGGTTCATTTTCCACGTTTGTACAGTATTTTTCTTTAATTCGTTAACTTGCATCTTTAATGGGATACCGGATTTATTCTTCTTTAGACTTAACGAATTTATAAGTTTTTTGATTTCACCAACATCATTGTTGATAGATGGCATCACGTTTTTATACTTTGTCATCCATCTTTTACCGTACAATTTAATGAGGTCTTCTTTGATAGCTTTATTCGTTAATCGTCGCTTTTCTAGGGTTTGTTTATTTTTGACAATCTTGTTATTTTGCTTCTTTTTCTGTTTAATATTTTTCTTTGTCGGAGCCTTGGGTGGAGTGATGTTTAACTTTCTACAAATAACGTCAACGGTGTCATTGTCGGATACAGAAATACCCTTCGCTACAGCTATAGGGACAAGTTGCGCCTTCGTGTATGCGAGGCACGGTTTGTTTTTTACTTTAAAGTTACCAAACACGCGATCTCGTATTTTTTGACATATTTGCTCCCTCGTCGTAGTAGATTTAATATCTACCACCCCAATCTTTTTAGCTACCGCAACCAACTCCTGCTTTGGATAACTACTACACACCTTCTTACCCACCTTGATTCTGTGATCGTTGGAGAATTTTTTGGAGGTCTTTTTCGGTTCTTTTACGGTATTGCGTATGTTATATCCTATATTAGATAGAGATTTGTCCGTAGTGACCGCTTCCTTACTTCGCTTCTTAACCGCGGGTAGCTTAAGAGCTGTTGTTTTAGGAGACACAAAACCCATGATGTATAATTCTTGAGATAAAGCGACTCCCGCATTATAAGCCAGGTTCATGTCACTGAGAGAGTTTATTCCTAGTATCTGAATATTACCCGACGTAAACAGTTGGAAAGAGTATCCTAGATATTTCATCTTTAGCGCGGCACGAAGTTCTGGTTCGTACTCTGTTTTTCCAGATTTTCTTAATGCATACGAAACTTTGGATAAATTTATAGATCCATTTATCTTAAAGGTTCCTACCGTGTTGTTGTACTTAATAGGATTATATAAAAATTGTTCCTTTTTTGTGTAGTTATCAACTATGTATTTACGTATTTTGGCCGGTTGAGAAATGTCGTTATTGAGAATACCACCTGAAAAATGTATTTTACCGGTATTGTAAATCTTAAATGTGATTCCACGTGGTTCGGTGCCGTTTGAAAATATGCGACCGGATATCTGAGCATACGTGTAGTTTACATTGTTTTTAAGATTTCCAAACTTTCCAGTTAAAGCGTGTTCAGCACCCACCTTCATGCGGCCGTAATACAACTTTATACTCGAAATCTCGATATCAAAATTTGCGTCCAATACACGCCTTCGTGCATGTGGAGATTTGTTAAAAATATGCACCAAATCTATACGTTTCGTGCGAGAGTTGAAATCACCGTTAATTAAAGAGTTAAAAAATCCCAACTGTAAAGGTGTGACGTCTAATTTTGATAAATTTTTAGTTCTCAATTTTTCTTCGACCATGAGGTTAGCGCGTTTTAACGCGTTTCTACCCAGTTTATGATTGGTCTTTAATAAATTTTTTTCGTTGTTATTGAGATATTCCTTTTGATTTATTCTATTTTCAATTGATCTATTATTGTTATTGTTATTGTTAGTATTTTCAAACTCATTGAAAAGGCCCATGGTTTGTTCTGATGTATGTAAATATTTTTAATGATCATTGCCCAAGTGTATACCAGTTTTTTCCTTCGTGATATCGATACCAAAGATAAACTCTTGTGCGTCGAGATGTTTCATACCATCACCGTCATCATACTTGAGTTCATCTCGCTTGACCGAAATTTCACGCTGCCCGAAAGGACCCGCGTAGAAGTCATACGTAAATCGCGGCTTACCAAGGTTATTAAGATTACAGTACTCGTTGAACTTCGAAACGAATACAGACTTGGGACAATACGCCTTTTCGTCGAAGAAGACCTTTGGCGACTGTAGGAAGTTCTCGAGAGTACTCGCAACAATGGCAACTTGCTTTTGTACGTTCTTGAAGTACTCGGGCACGACGTTCCATATATCCACAGCCTTATGCTTTTGACTGTAATCAAGATAGGCTCTAACACACTTCTGTAGGATGACCGGAAGCTCTTGTTCGAGTTTATCATCGAGTCTTGTATCGGCATTCTTCACCTGTTTACCAAAGTTGACTGTGAGAATACGACGCAAAATACTTCCTGAATTATCCTTCCACTGTGGAACTTCGTTTCCACCGAGAATACCAGGTGTGGTCCACACCATAGACTTCGCCTTTTCATGTTTGACGGCTATAGATACATCTTCACCACTCACAATAGATTGAAATTCAGCCTGTTCGAGTGCCAAGTCATTCTTAACCTCAGGTGCTATAAACATGAACGCGTTGCAGATTGCCGATAAACCGAACTTCCTTTCAACGTTGTTTGAAAGTGTACTCACATCATCAGAACAATAGAATTTACGAAATACTTTGGTAATGAGTGTAGATTTACCGGAACGCGCCACACCTTTTAGGAAAGGGATAATTTGCCAGCGATCTATTTCATTTACATCGTAGCACAACCTTCCTCCCATAACGTATATCCACTTACACACTTCATCGTCAAACTTCTGATAGTCCAGGATGGATTGAAAGTGTGGTGTGGGCACATCGTACCAGTTATCGATATGATCATAGTTCACGAACTCCTGGTCGAAATACTTACAACTCACGATAGTCTGATCTAAACTCTTAAACTCAGGCGATTCATAGTCATAGAACGCACACTTAACCGGTTTAGTCTGTGGCTTAGACTTATCTCGTTCCAAATCGATACATCCTATGAAAATACCGTTATTAAACGACCACACGTGTCGATCCTTATTCACATCTTCGAATTGCATATCGAAAACATTAGTCAGGTGATTAATGACATGGCGCTGTGTAATGCCACCCGAGGTAAGATTCTTCCATAATTCAAACCACGTCTCTTTCCTGCCCACGCTATATACGAAGTCAGCGACGCTTTTCGTTGTTTTCCACGCACGTGTAGAACATCCAGTGGAAGTTTTGATCTCTTCACAGCAGTTACCCTTATATCTCTTAATATTATGTTCATATAAGTGTTTCAGACACTGTAATATAGCCTGTTGATACTGTGAAAGCTCCTCCACCTTTTGGATAGTTGAAACTCTGTATATAGACGGATCAGATTCGGGATTAATAGGAACGTATGTAGGATTATTTACTCTGTCGTAAATGCGAGCCCCCCTGAATACAATTTGCCAGGAATCATCGACCTGATCTATCAGACGATTGATGCGTACGGATAATTGTAAATCTTCTTCATTTTCCTCGGATAACATATTTAAACTGTCAGCACGATGATAGAGTTCGCATAAACGATCTCTCATTCGCATGTATTTTGCCGATATACGTTCTATGTCAGTAGATTTAGGTATACCGTCTTCGTTTAATTCGTCGAGATTGAAGAAGTTGTCATATCCCAGCCTGAAGGATAAGTATTCATTGTCGCGCTCATTTATTTTCCACATGCTTTCTAATTGCTTCAAGAAGTTAGTCACTTCTTCACGTTCATATGTTTGTATCTGATTCGTCCACATGGCGTCGTTTGCCCCATCTCTGTCAGCCGACTCACTCAAGAAATGAGTGGCCTCTGACATTTTATATTATAGGGTTTCATTTTTCTAAGCCCGATTATTTTTGGAGATTTGTTAAAAGTTTTACCAAAATTTTATTTTGAATCTCAAGTTGTTTTGCTATACTTACCAGGGCCGTGCATACGGTATCACCGTCATCCGTCATGAGGGTCGATGCCAAGAGTGATTCGGTAGAGATAAAATCATCTTGGTCGAATTCGTCGAGTTCAATTTCCTCGGGATCCTCGACGGAACTTTCATCATCAATAGACATGAGAGGCTCTTCTTCGCGGACCTCCTCAGATTGCGTTTCGGATTCTGTATCGGACATTTATTTATGCTCAGGAAAAATCAGTACGATTTTTTCGCACTTTACCCGAAATTATTTTCTTGGTGTATAGTACAACACACACAAAAATGGCGGGCGGTTTAATGCAATTAGTCGCCTACGGCGCACAGGACGTTTATCTGACTGGTAACCCTAAGGTTACTTTCTTCCAGGCGGTTTACCGCCGTCACACTAACTTCGCTATGGAGAACATCGAGCAGACCGTTAACGGTACGCCCGCCAACTCCGGTCGCGTATCTGTTACCATCGCGCGTAACGGTGACCTTGTAGGCGACATGTATGTCGAACTCAAGACTCACGCGTCTACCGTCGCTACCTCTACCGGTGGATCGGGTGCCGATGCTTGCTGGATCGCTGAGCGCGCGATCAAGGACGTAGAATTATCCGTGGGTGGACAGCGCATTGATAAATGCTACCAGAAGTGGTGGCGTCTTTACTCCGAGCTTTACCTCGATGAGGGTAAGAAGGCTGCGTGGGGTAAGATGACTACCGCGGGTGCCGATAAGCAGGTTTTCCTTCCTCTTATTTTCTTCTTTAACCGCAATCCTGGACTTGCCCTCCCACTAATTGCTCTGCAGTATCATGAAGTCAGGCTGGATTTCGATTTAACTGACCAGTTCTCTACTCACCTTGATAACTCTACTTTCAAGGTATACGCCAATTACATCTACCTCGACACTGAGGAGCGTAGGCGTTTTGCCCAGAAGGGTCACGAGTACCTCATTGAGCAGGTTCAGCACACCGGTGTTGATTCCGTCACCGCCGCTGGTGGCTCCAAGCAGGTCCGCCTTTCTTACAATCACCCCGTCAAGGAGCTTGTATGGGCTCTCAGTGAGAACGACGACCAGCAGGGTCTTTGGAACTTCACGCATAAGGCTGCCGACACCGAGATCGTTCTCGAGTCCGACCCTGCCGCTGCCGCTGCCGAGTCTAACTGCTACGTACCCATTTCCCAGGTCGGTACCCCTCTCTACTCTCCCGGTCTTTCCACCGAGAAGTTATCTGAGGAGACCGTCGGCACTGTCGCTACCATGAAGCTTGTTCTCAACGGTCAGGACAGGTTCAAGGAGCAGTCCGGCAAGTATTTCAACCAGGTCCAGCCCTACCAGCACCACACTGGCTCCCCTATGCCCGGTATTTACTCTTACTCGTTTGCCCTTAAGCCCGAGGAGCATCAACCGACCGGGACGTGCAATTTTTCTCGTATAGACAACGCCCAGGTTTCTATTGTTACCACCGGCACTAACGATACCGCTACCAACCTCAACATGTTCGCGGTTAACTACAACGTTCTCCGCATCCAGTCCGGTATGGGTGGTCTTGCCTTCTCTAACTAAGCATACAAATCAAATTTGTATTTGCTATTAAAAATTAATTAATTCTTCATTTTTAAAAATTGAAATCACACAATTTTTAAAAATGAAATCCGGTCGGACACTTTATTTCGTATTTATAATTTGATCTATATCGAAACATATGTAAGGTGGTTCATCATCGTAACTGTAGTATCGAATTGTTATTCCCATCACCTTTCTAAAATAAGCGTTAAGTTCTTTATTTATAAATCGTTTCCATTCTTTTAAGGTTGTCTTATAATACTCTAATCCACTTTCACTGAAAACACAATTTTGTATTTCGGGTCTCTGTCTAAAATCGATCATGGTTCTTTTCGCACCAGCTGGTAACGGTGATTTATTCCTTTCCGCGGCATCTATCATATCTATTATGTAATATCCATGACTATCACAAATTATATTAGTTTGTATTTGTGGAAATCCTAAAATACAAACTTCAAAATCTGCGTTACTCGGGAGTGTTGCGAATATGTCTTTGTTAACACTATTTTTTAATGGCACTGCGAGTATATGTGGGTGTGTGTGATACGTTACGAGTGAAGGCCATACAGTGTTTATTTCTTCTAAATTTACTCGTCTCCTGTCTCTGGAGGTAACAAAGGAAGGTTTTTCAAATTTTACAGATGTTGGTCCTATTTTACATTTTACAGCGCCCGCATATTCCCAAGACTTTTTAGACGACAATTCATGTATCTTTTTTAAATCACGAATTATTGGTCTGGGTATTTTTGTACATTTCTTTTGGAACATCTGCGGGCGGACTGTATTCATGATCGCGACTGTCCTATAATTATATATAAAAATATAATTTTTATATATAACATGCATCTACTCTACACAGATGGTAGTTGTTTGGGAAACCCCGGTAAAGGTGGATGGGCTGCGAGATGTTTACATTTATTCGATATAAGTGGTGGAGATCCGTTCACTACGAATAATATAATGGAAATGAAAGCTGTCATAGAAGGTTTACGTGAGTCTTTAAAACATCTAATAAAAGAAGTATCCGTACATACTGATAGTAATTATGTTAAAAATGGTATGAAACATTGGGTAAAAAATTGGAAAATGAACGGTTGGAAAACCGCGTCGGGTACTCCTGTCAAAAATAAGGACTTGTGGATACAGTTATGTGATTTAGAGCGACAATTTGACAAAGTTCAATGGATATGGGTAAAAGCTCATAACGGAGATGTTAATAACGAATACGTTGATAAAGAAGCGAGAAAATTCGCCACATCTTTTCCATAATTGTGTATAAAGAATATAGTAGTTACTCAATATATGAGTACCAAAAAATCTAAAGAGGTAACAACTACACGTCGTTCGTACGAAGAGCGGGAGAAGTTATTTTCTGATAACAAGGCTAAAGCTATTGAAAAAGCTATGAATACCGAACGTGTTAGGTATAAGTCTAATGCAAACTCAAACGATTTCATCGAATTTTTGGAAACGCGTTTGTCTTTGTGGGAAGACATAAAGACCGATACCATCGAAAATGGACGTCTTACGAAAGGATTTACAAAACGTTATCACGAAAACATGTATAACAAGACTAATGAAATACTTAACTCCTTAAAAAAATAAATAAATTAATTACCAAATGCTATACCTGCCATACCATCTTTTACCCTGAGGATGTTATAGTTCACTGCATAAACCCTATTTATACCACCAGATGTACCCGTGGGTCCCTCGAGAGCTAATTTAGCGTTATCTATACGGCTAAAGTTAAGGCTTCCACTAGGCTGCGAGGCATTCATTTTTAAACAAAACGGCCACGTAAACAGGGGCGCCGTGTCAAGTACACCCGATGGTAAAGATGTAGTATGCATTTCTGGCACAACGTTGTGGTGGAAAGTGCTGGTCGTGTTCTCGAATAAGGGTGTACCGTTGATGTAGAGTGTAGCAGAACTGAAATTTTGTATACCACTCCATTGTGTACCATCAGCGTTAGAGCTCACTAAATGTAAAGCCTTTGTAGGATGGTTGAAATAGGTAAGATCAAGATCGGTTGTAGTGGGGGATGTTGGTTGATATTGGGTCTGTGTTATGAGAAGCTCGTGGTCGGTATTGACGAGGAAATCACGCTC